CATTGGCGATGTCCAGCGCCGTGCCGGCCGCGGCCTTGTTGGCCCGCGCCGCGCCGGTGCCGAACACCGGCGCGTTGCCGGTGGTCAGCGTCGGGCCGTCGCCATTGGCCGAGTTGAGCAGGCCATAGGCGGTGGCGTTCTCGAAATCGGCGACGCGCCGGCCGATCGACGAGGCAAAGTCGGGGAAGACGCCGAGATCGTCGTTCACCAGCATCTGGCGGGTCACCCGGACGCGGCGCGCAAAGGTGCGGAGCGTCACCGTCTCTTGGCTCTCGCTGATGGTGCCGACCTGGATTTCCCCGTTCTCATCCAGCGGCAGCAGGTTCGGGAAGTCCCCCACGCGCAGGTGGCGGTGCGGCTTGAAGTCCCGGAAGTCGCGCCGCAGCATGATCTGCCGGTAGGTCGGCTGGGCGGGCTGGTAGGCCGCGAGAAGCATCTTGTTCGCCGCTGCCGAAAGCAGCAGCGGGAAGTCGGACGTGGTGTGGAAGGCACGCTCGGCGAGCAGCGTCGGGTTGCGCGGCGGGTTGCGATCACCGCGGCGGGAGAGCAGCTCGCGGATCATGTCGGAGGGCCGCCAGCCCAGGAACTCGGCGTGGCGACCATTCCCCTTCGGCTGGTAGCCGGGCATGGCGCGGACAGCAATCGCTTCGGCCATGGCGTCGCGGATGACGGCAGGGTCATCCTGAGCCGGACCGCTGTTCGGGCTGGCCGGGAGCGCGGGCGGTGCGCCGCGCGCCGCGATGACGTCGAACAGCGCCCCACGCAGGGCGGTGGGCTGCCAGCCCTCGCTGACGGCACGCGCACGCAGCGCGTTCATCTCGGCGGGCGGGACAAGGCCTTGGGCCGCGACGATCACCTCGTCGAGCTGGTTCACGCGGCTTCGTTCGGCCACCAACGCGGCCTGCACCGCATCGGGCTGCTGAGCGCGCTGCGCCTCGGCAACGGGCGTGGTGTCGGGGGCGACGGCCGCAGGCGCCGTCTGCGCCGCATTGGCCGCCGCATCGGGCGTCTGGGACATGCTCTGATCCTCTTCGATCGGGGGTTCAATCGCAGTGACAGGGCGGCCCCCATCCGCCTTGCCACGCACTCCTGCCGCCGCATCCACGGGGATGGGCACCACGGAGATTTCGAACGGCTCCCAATCCACCGCACGGTGGACAGTCTTGCCGGAGGCATCGGTCTTCTGTTCGTAGCGATAGACCCGATATCCGACGCTCACGCTGCGCAGCGTGCCCTCGACAACGCGCTGCCAGATCGGCTCGACATCATCGGCGCTCGAAAAGCGCAGCGTGGCGAGGCCGCGCCCACCTTCCAGCCGCGCGTTCTCCACCACGCCGAGAACAGAGCGCGCGTCCCATGAATTGTGCGTGTCCAGAACCGGCGCGCGCCCACCGCGCAGCACATCCAGCCGCACAGCGTTGGGCGACATGTCCAATTCTTCGAGAATCTGGCCGACGCCCGGCACGTAATTCGGCGCGCGCGTTCCCGCCGACCAAATGACCTCCACCCTGCGCGCCTCGCGGTCAACCGTGATCGGCGCAGACAAGGCGCGTCGCGCTGTGATCGGCGCGGCTTCGCTCGCCGCCGAAGACGTCCCCCCGGCGGCTTCCAGTTCGTTCTCGGGCATGACTACTCCTGAGGCTGGCGCGCCGGCTCGTCTGGCCGAAGCGGCATGGCCGCGCCCGTCGCGGCAATCTCGATCGCGGCCATCTGGCCGGCATCCTGCACAACGCCGCTCTTGGCGACGCGGCGCGGATCGGTGTCGAGCGCCAAGCCCGCGTCATCCAGCATCTCGTTAGCCTGACGGATGGCCTCGATGGTCGAGCGGAAGTCGTAGCCGAAGGCGCCTACCGCCTCAGCCTGTGGCACAAAGCCGGCGCGCACCTGCGCCACAAGCGCCGTCGTGTCCTTCAGCGGGTCAATCATCTCATGCGCGGGCGGGACATAGCCCACATCCGCCGGCATGTCGGGTTCCCACAATCCGGCAAGAGCGCCCTGCAAATGGAAGCGCTCCGCGACCGGCCGAACAAGCATCGGGATCAGCATCCCATACTGGATTTGCTCGCAAAGCCGGCGGAACTCGATCTTGCCCGCGCGGAGCGAGGAATAGTTGGCCTGCGTCAGGTCGCCGGAAACCTGATCATAGGTCAGGCCCGTGCCCACCGCCGCAGCCTCTAGCGCGCGTCGCGCGAACGCAGTGTGCGAGCCGCCCCCTGATGGGTTGACGACCTCGATGCTGCCCGCCGCATCGCGATGCAGAATCATGCCAGGCTCAAGCGCCTCGACAGCGCGCCCTTCGGCGTCCTTCAGCAGCGACGAAGAGGCTCCCGTCAGAGCATCCTCGCCGTTGCCCGACGAGACAAGCGCAAGGCACGCCTCGACCTTCGCCTTGACAAGCAAAGCCTGCTCATAGTCGCTCAGGTCGCGCAGCCGGATCAGCACCGGTGCCAACCAAGAGACGTCGCGCAGTTGGCCAGGACGGCGCTTGCGGTAGATATGCAGGCAGTCGCTTGCTGAGACGAACTCGCTTTCTCGCGGCACGTTCGGCATCCACCACGTCTGTCCCGGGTGCTGGCGGAAGAGCCAATATCCACGCGGCTGGCCGCGATCCGTCAGCGCAATGCCTTGCACGATCGGCTGTTCGAGGATGAAGCTCTCACGCGATGTGTCGAGGAAGTCGCTCTCCAACACTTGGAGCTGCAGCCCGATCGGGTTTTGGGGCGTGGGACGCGAAGCAAGGAGGCGGACGAACACTTCGCCGCTTTCGACAACCGCGCGCATCACAAGCGCCTGGATGCCAGCAAAGTCCAGCATCCCCTCGGCATCGCACGCCGTGCTGTCTGCCCAGCGGCGCCATGCATCGGCGCGGGCGGTGTCCGGCCAGCGCGTCGTGATGCCGGCGCCAACCGCGTTGCTCGCCCACAGATCCACAATGCGCGCCGCATACGGGTCATTGCGGACAGCATCACGCGCACGCCGCGCGACCGATGCCGCCGCCCCTCCAACATCGCTGTTCGCCGAGCCGCCACTCGGGCGCCAGCCATGGTTGCTGCGCCAGTCTTTGGCGGCATCGTAGCCGCGAAAGGCCTGCCACGCGCGGCGAAGGCGCTGCATCATGTCAGCCTCGCTCGAACCGCGCGTAGGTCACGCTCGGGCGCCGCTCCGCTGGGTTCTCGGCGGCATGCAGCGCAACGATGGCCGCGCCGATCTCGGCAAGCGAGCGATACTCGACCGTGCGTCCCTCGAAGGTCACGCGAGTTGTGCCGGAGGTGTAGGCGGCCGCCAAGGCGCGGGCCTCGGTGCCCTGCGCTTGTGCGCGTGCCCAAGCGAGCGCGCTCGGCGTCATGCCCGCTCGCCGCGCCGCACGGCCTCGGCGCGCGCAGCAGTCAGCGCCCCGCGCTCGACCGCTAGCGCCATCAGCGCCGCGAGCCTCGGACTGTCGAGGTTTACGCCCCCTTGGCTCGCCGCGAGCAACGCCGCCTGCGCCAGTTCTGGCACGGCCAGCAGCGCCGCCGTCTCGCCCGGCGTGAAGCACGCCACGAACTCGGCGCTGCTAAGCATCCGCATTGGCGGCGGCGGCGGCTCGAACTCCCCATCGCTGTAACGCCAGCCCGCCCCGATCGGCGTGGCGGCTGCGGCGCCAGACACCTCCACCAGCTCGCCCGGAGGCAGCGGGACATGCGGCCCCGCCTCAGCGGCAAGCAGCCATGCGCGGCGCTGCTCCGCCGTCAGCGGCGCCTCGCTCACCGTCGCGGCCGCCACCACGCCCCCCTGCACCAGCACTGTGCGGATCATGCCGCCACCTCCACACTCTGCACGCGCGCGACCCAGCGGATGGTCTTGTCCGCCTCGCCGGTGCCGGTGATGGCCAGGCCGCCATTCGTCGTGTCTGCGGCGAGCGTCAGCGTCCACGCTGCGGCGCCCGTATCGCGAAGGCCCGCCGCAAAGGGTGTGCCGGCCGTGACGGCCACAAGGGCGGGCGTGTCGTTCCGCGTCGTCCCGCCCACAAACACCGTCGCCGCAGCGTTCGCGCCGCGCCGAATCAGCACATCCGCCTCCCAGGACGCGCAGTCGCCGACGGTTCCCGCCGTGCCGCCCGTCTGCTGCGCAACGACATAGACCTTCACGCGGTAGGTGCCGTTGTTGGGCAGGTTGACGGTGTTGGTGCCGCTGGGGGCGCCGGCGGTCGCCGTCAGGCGCTGGGCGGTGGCGTCGCTCGTCTGGATGCGCAGCGAGAACTCGCCCGACTGCGCGTCGCCGTTGACGGTGAACCGCCCGGCGGACCAGGCGCCGCGCCCCACAGTGCTGCGGGTGCTCGCGCGGTCGCCGCCTGGAACCCAGGCAGTGGTCCCGTCCGCAATGTTGTTGACGCCACCCAGCACTGCGGCGCGGGAGCCCGAGGCGACGTTGCCCGCCCCCCCCCCGACGATGGCGTCCGTGCCGCTCGCGGTGTTGTTCGCGCCGCCGATCAGCGCCGAGCCGGCGCCCGAGGCCACCTGCGTCGCGGCGGTGCGGGACGTCTGCAAGTCGGTCGCGTTGGCGCCGCGCGCGTTGCCGCCGACAATCGTGCCGTCGGGGAGTTGCGCGACCATCGCGCCATTGGCCGTGCGGGTGACGCTGGTAACGCCGCCCAGCACGTTCGAGACGCCGAGAACGCCGCTCATGCCACGCCCCCGAACACAAGCACCAGATCACGATCCGCGCCCTGGTTCACGGGAGCCGCCGCCGTGCCACTGCGCAGCCGAAGCCAGAGCAGGCCACGAAGCGCGAAAACCGCAAGCGGCACATGCCGCGACGCATCCGCCGCCGCCGTGACCTCAACGCCGGTCGCATCGAAAAGGTCGAACCACGGGCCGGCGCTGACATCAATCGCACTCTGAAACGTGATCGGCGCAGCCGTCCATGCCGCAGGCACCCGCAGCGCGGTCAATGCGTGGTTGCCCACCCAGACCGGCCCCGACAACGATTGGCCGCTCGCGATGCGGGTCGTCACAATCTGCTGCTGTATCGTCATCGTCCGATCCTTCAGCGCAGCCAACCGCCGCGCGAGTTGATCCAGCCGCGAGGACGATGCGCCTCGCGTGCGGTCAAGGGCGACGCACTCGGGGTCTCGGGCGTCGAAGCCCCCGTCGGCGGTAGTCCCGGCACCGGCAGCGACAGCGCATCCGCCATCCGCGCCCAGCGGCCTTCACCCCAGCCATCCATGCCGAGCGCCGCCGCCGCTGCGCGGGCATATACCCGGCAGTCGAGCGCCTCGTTTCTCTCGCGCGTCTTCACCCATTCCATCCGGCGAAAGCCATTGCGGCCCGCCCGCGCGACCAACTGCTCCGCCGTGAGCTGCCTGCAGAACTCCTCACCAGCCGCATGGACCGGCAGATGGACATAGCCCCCCGGAAACGGATCGCCGCTTTCCTCAGTCGGCCGGTCCAGCTTGAGCCACCCATAGGTCTCGCCCTTCAGGAAGGAGGAACCCACCGGCCACACCTTGAGCCCGCCCACCTTGCGCCCGTTCCGCCGCACCTCCGTCGCCGCCGGCTGGCCGATGGCAGCGCGCAGCCCATCCTGGCCCTTCACGGCAATGGCGCGGCCCGATCCCACGCGCCGGACGAAGGCATAGACCTCCGCCGTCGTCATGCCGTCGCCGCTGTCAATCGCCGCCATGACAATGGGCAGACGATGCCCAGTCGCGTGCCGCCAGGTCTCGCCGAGCAGCATCCGCAACTCTTCCCACACCGCCGCCTCGAACGGGTTCCCGGCGATCACACGATGCTCGACCAGCCAAGACTGCCGGTCCTGTCCCCAAGCCCAGATCGAAGCCTCAAGCCGGTCGCGCTGCACGTCCACGCCGGCCGTCAGCAGCAGCCCGCCCATGGGCACGGTGCCGGGCTCCCAATGCTCCCGGCGATCATACAGCCGCTGCCAATCCGGCGCCTCGCCACTCTCCTGCCAGGTCTCGCCGAGGACGGTGTTCTTGAACGTCTTGATCGCCCGGTCATCCCCCTGCGCGGCGATCCAAAGCCGCGCGATTTCGGACCACGGCATCCAGCCCGGCGGCGAGTAGAGCGCCGAAATGTGAAAGCCGATCGCGTGCGGGTCCTTCGCCGTGGCCGTGGCCCGCCACTCGCCCGCCGCCAGCATCGCCGCCTTGTGCTGCTCGCCGATCGGCGCGTCGCAGGCCTCGCAGAGATA